CAGGTTCCCGATCTGAACGCGGTGGGCGATGTAGGCACCCATGGCGTTCACCGCTTCCTCGGCTTTCTGGTCAAGCGCCGGGCGCAAGAAGGGTTTTGCGGCGTGGCCGGGGTGCATGACCGTGGGCCCGACGAAGTTCTCGCCAATCTTGAGAGTTCCGCGCTTCACCATCTTGTTGATCGTGCCGATACCGACTTTGCGCGGGCCGCGCCGGGTCTCACGCACCGGCTTGTCCGCCTCGGAAACCGAGATCAGGTGGGGTGCGACGCCATATTCAATGAATAGGCCGAGATAGGAGCCTTGGCCGCGAAGTTTGACGTAGGAGGAGAGCTTGACACCCTCGGTTCGGGTGCCGATCCCGATTGCGCGCTTCAATTGCCCGGTCTTTACCGGGACATTGGCCTTGGCCTGCTGCTGGATCACCTTAGCACCCGCCCGAAGTCCTCCACGGATCACGTTACGCTCCAGGTTTTTGGGCAGTTCATCGAGCAGACGCAGCAATTCAGGGCCGCCTTTGAGCCGGATCGTCATGGCGCGGCTCCTTCGCTCGAATGTTCCTCAACCATGATTTCCATGGCCTCCCGCCGCCCCAGCGTTGCCGGGCCGGACATGATCTGGTGGACGCGTGTATTGATGATGACACGCATATCTGCGGAGAGGCCAAGCAGATGCCGAATGCGGATCCGGACAGGACGGCGACCGATCTGGATGCTCTCGGCCAGGCGCTCGGCCTTGGACGGGAGAATGTCCTTTACCTCGGCCCAGACGCAGGCAAATTCAGTCCAAGTGACCTGTTCGGTGCCGTATTGCGGGTCGTGGGTGACGACCTTGCGCTCAATCCGGATCCTTGTGTCGAGCCTGGAAGCTAGATCCAGCGACATTGGAGCTGACCCACCAGCGTGTCGAAGGCGAGACAGGCTGCGCCTTCGCGGTTTTCGAACAGGGATGCGGTTTTGACCAGGATTGCAGCGCGGGCGATCGCCAGATCAGGGTCGTTCTCATCAAATCCGGCCGACAGTCTGATCTGGATCAGGCCGTCCGTGCCCAGCTCCGGCCAGGACTTCCCGGATGCCGGGCGGATGCGCGTGAACCCGTGGCGTCGGCGGACGACATAGTCCGTCTCTGGGAGGGGCACCGTTGAACCGCCCAGGGCAGTGTAGCGGATCTCGGCCACCGTGCAGGGACGGATGGGCACGGTGATTTCATCCAGCCAGTCTTCCAGCTGCAGTTCGAGGGTCTGTTCGCACAGCTTCAGGCCAGTCTGCTGCTCCAGTTCAGCTTGGGCTGCATCCAGTTTAGCGCCGAGCAGCAGGTCCTCGTCACGGCCATCAAGCCGAAGCTGCTGGCGTGCTTCCTCGAGCGTCACGGCACGGTCCTGGGGTGGCTCGATCGTGACGATCTCGGACATCAAACCACCTTTTTACGGGTGTGTGCACCTGCCTTATTGGCGATCGGCGACTGTTCGGTGATTTCCTCAGCCTGTGGGGGTTTCACAGACTGCGCTTCGGCCTTTGTGGCGGGTTCTGGCTTTGCAGCAGCATCAACCTCGATGGCCAGACCGCGCTCGATCAGGCTGCGGCCGCCCAAATCATCGATCTCGAATGTCTGACCGCTAATAATGTTGTCCGAGCTCACCGAGCTCACGTGAATGGTATCAAGTGCCTTTAGAAACATCAGCTCATCTCCCGGAAGAATGAGAGGGCCAGCCCAAAGGCCAGCCCTCTTCAGTTCATCAGACCTTCGTGGCCGCAGTCGCCGCCGCCGCGAAATCGCCCTTCACGAAGGCCTCGGGGCGGTAGACCGCTAGCGCGAGACGCTCTTCGGCGAGCACCGTCACCAGGTTCTTGCGGAAGTTCTGATCATCCTCCGTCGAGATTTCGACCACAGCGTCCATCCGGTCGAAAATCTGCGCGCCCAACTGGAAGGCGCCGGTGAGGAATTTGCCCGTTGCCATCGACTGGGTCGACACCACCGGCTGGCCCCAAAGGGTCGGCGTGATCGTTCCTTGCGGGTTGCCCACGATGAACTGGCCTTGGCCATCTTTCAGCAGTTCGATCGCCGCCCAGTCCGCCGGATGAAGGACAACGCCCGTGGCCATAAGCTCCGATAGTGCGGTCTGCAGCATCGCAAGACGCAGAACATCGATCCGGGTCACCGTCGCCGGGATAGTGATCGGCGGGGTGAACGCGGTTGCCTGCGTGTAGATGCCGGCAAGATCCGTGCCCGTGCCGCTGCCGTTCAAGAGCTGGTTTTCTTCGACCAGCGCTAGACCATAACGCAGACGCCCATCGATATAGGACTGGAGCATCGGCACATCGTCGAGGATCTGGCGGGTGGCGAGCACCCAGTGCGCGATCGTCGTGACGTTGCTGGTCAGCACATCGAACTTGATGTCCGATTGCGGCTTGGTGAGGCCGGAGGTTTCAGAAACGGTCGCAGCGTTGTTGGTGTAGCCGGTCTCCTTGACATACTGCACCGAATTGCTGGCCGTGCGGCCCGGGGTCAGCAGATCACGCACCGTCAGACGGCGCTGGCCCGGAATCACAATACCAGGGATGCGGTCAGCGACGATGAGGTCGCCTGCCGAACCATTGGCATCTGTGGTGAGCGCAGAAATGACCGCTTTGACCTCGACGCTGGCCCGGCCGCGCACCGTGTTGTTGCCGAGGAAGGCCTTGATGGCTTCATCGGCCACGACCTGCTCGCCAATCGTCTTGAACTCGGGGGTGGCCTCATCGGCAACGCGGCGCGCGAGCTTCTGCTCGACCTCGTCGAGCCGGGCCTTGGCTTCGTTGAGCGCAGTCAGCGCCTCGTCGGCGAGCTGCTTGGTCGCGTTGGAGAGGTCTTCGCCGCGCTGCGCTTTGCCAAGCGCTTCCTCGGCCAATGCCTTCACCTTGTCGTGCTTGCCCTCAAGGTCGGACTTGATCTCGTCATGCCGGGCATCAAGGCTGCTGCGCAGCTCTGCCTGACGCGCGTCGAGACTGGACTTCACTTCGCTGAAGCGCGCGTCGAGCACGCCTTTCACTTCGCCGGCAAGCTGCTCGGCGGTCTTGGAATCGCTCATGGGTATATCCTGTATGGGAGTGGGGTTAGGCGCTGATTTGCGCCTTCAGGGCCGACAGGAAGTCGGATGGGGTGCTGCCAGACTCACTCCGGAACAGCGGCGTCAGGCCCTTGCCCGCAATTGCGGTGGCCTGGCTTTTCGAGAACCCTGCCTCGCGCAGGAAATTCTCAAATTCTGGCAAGGTCGGAAGCCGGCCATCCTCGATGAGCGACTTTACGCCGGTGATCACCGCGCGCTCGTTCATGGGGATGGTGACCAGGCTGACCTCGTAAAGGGCAAGCTCGAGCAGCTGGCGGGTCTTGCCTACCAGTTGTTCCCGGATCGTGCGGTAGCCGATCGAAAGCCCGCCGATGGCACCGTCGCGCACCAGCGCGTGGGCCTCCTGGCCAGCGCGCGATGAAAGCGAGAGCTGGCCTTTGACGACAAGACCCTCGCGGCTTTCGGCAAAGTCGGTCCAGACACCAGCCGGGCGGGTCTGGTCGTGGTACATCAGCATCGGCACCGAGGTGCGGCCCTTCAAGGATCGGGCGAGCGCGCCCGGCACGATGACATCGCCGCCTGCATCCACATTGCCGTATCCGGCAGCGAGCCCCTCGATCTGGCCATCTTCGGTGACGGCCTTGGTGTCGAGGATGAAATCGAGATGGTTCATGGGGTGGCTCCGGGATCTAAAGGCGGAAGCGCTGCGGGCGCTGCGCCTGATCCAGTCTGGGTGATGGGTACGTTTTGCATCTGCATGCGGGGGACATCGCCGCCTTCGACCGGCGGCAGGTTTTCAAGGGCGCGGACCTCGTTGATGGTCATGACTCCGCTCCCCAGCATCGACTGGTAGAAGGAGGCTCGCGCCGCACTGTCACCGCGCAGCAGACCTTCAAGGTTGAACTCGATCACGAGCCCCGCCTGCCGGTCGGCGGGCGAAAGCAGCTGCTTGGCAAGCGCCTGTTCGATACGTTTCAACCGCCGGCGCAGGGTGAACTTCTGGAACCCCAGGGTCTGTTGTTCGAGGCCAGTGCCCCAGCTGGTCGTCTTTTCCGTGTGACCAACCATGAACGGCGGCACGCCAAAGAAGCGGCAGACCTCTTCAACAGAGAACGCACGGCTCTGCAGCATCTGCGCGTCTTCCGGACTGATCGAAAGCTGGACCCAGTCCATGCCCCGGTCGAGCAGCATCGGCCGCCCCGCATTGATCGCACCGGCAAACTTCTCCTGCAGCAGTTCCTCTGCCTGTTTGCGCTGGTCGAGGGTCAGGCTGTCGGCGGTCTTGAGCAGTCCGGACGGTCGCACCCCGTTGCGGAAGGTATCGCCCGATGCTCTCTCAATGGCCTGTG